AAGAAGTTCATGTGCTCGATGTGCTTCAACAGTTTGAACTGCATGGAATACTCGGGCGTGACCAACAGGAGTGTGTACTATGACCGATCCCGCTTCGATCAGCCCCCGTTCTAGCCTGAGCGATGCCGCCAACGACATCTACGTCGCGGTGGGCAGCGCCAGCCGCGCCGGATATAAAGTCGAGATTGACGAGGAAGGGCGCGTGGACCTGGTAGACCAGGACGGCAACTGGGAGCCGCTGTTCTGGGCCAAGCCGAAGGGCTTGAGCAATGACTAGCATGAGGATCGACGAGGACGCATCGGCCAAGCTGTGGGCCAGGCGCCTACGCAAGCTGACGGACGCCATTGAGGCCGATGGCGGAGTGGTCATGGTGGATTCGGGCGGCCACTGCGCAGTCCTCAAGGGCGAAAGCGCTTGGACCACCGGCCTTGAAGACGTGAGCCAGGAGTTCAAGTGAACCAAGAAGGCATGGACGACAGGTATTACTTCTCGGACTGGGGAAGCTGCACCTGTCGCGATCCTGAAGATGAGCCAGACCAGGACTGTCCGCTACTTGAGCAGCACCACGAAGAGATCGAGGACTGATGGCAGAGATCGAGTTCAGGTTCCCGAGCGCTATCCCCTACGCCTACGTGGGCTTCAAGGGCACGCTCCAAGAGGCTGGCGAGCTGAGCCCCGAGATGCTGGCGGCGCTGTTCGCCAACGCATTCGACGCCTTCCAGAAGGCCGAGAAGGCCGCAGCCCTGGCCATCATTCAGGGCTCGAAGGTGGGTGACTCCGTCACGGTCGGAGGACTGGAGTTCACCAAGCACTCCGAGTCACCCTTCGAGAAGAGCAACCTTGACCACGATGAGGCCAAGGTGGCCCTAGAGGTTCTCGGTGCTACCGAGATCGAGAACGTCAACGCTCCCCCGTGGGAGCGTCCGGTCGAAGCCAAGTCCAAGCCCTGGGAGGCCAAGAAGCCCGTCCCCGCAGCGCCGGTGGATCTCAAAGGCTGGTAAGATTGGTGGACTTCACCGATCTCCCGAGCATTGAAGAAGCAGACAGAATCCTAGGAGAGCAAAGCATGGCATCGTACGAAGACCTGTTCGGAACCAATGGTGCGGCTACTGGCGGTTCCGGCCGGTGGATGAAGTGGGAGAACGACGGGGAAGCCTTCCTCTTCCAGCAGACCGAGGAGCCGGTCGTCAGTGATCAGATGACCGACGACAAGAAGGTCAAGTGGTTGGTCCGCATGGTCGAGGGCGGCAAGGTCAAGCCCATGGGTGAGGGCGAGTTCAACCCCGACCAGGTCGATGGCGCCTGGAAGCCTAAGGAGAAGGACGTCACGATCCAGGGTCGAGTCCTGGGCAAGAAGGACAAGGACGGCAAGAAGGTCGAGCCCTTCGAGCCCTTCGATGCGGCCTGGGAGCTGAAGGCTGGCGACTTCCTGGCCAAGCTTCAGGCGGAGATGCGAGACACCGGTCACCCCGCTGCCCCCGGTACGGTGTGGGCCCTTAAGCGGCTGAGCAGCGAGACCAAGCCCTACCAGTACAGCGTGAAGATCGTGAAGCCGGTCAGCTAGTCCAAGGCCAGCCCCTTCGGGGGCTGGCTGTAGGGTCGGTAGTCTAACTGGTAAAGACTCCCCGATAAGGGTGACCAATCCGGGTTCGAATCCCGGTCGACCCACGCAAACCAGTACAAATCCACAGGAAATCTGGAGAGGGTCTGATGCGAAATCCCGGCAGCTGCCTTGGCGCCATTACCGTCTATTTCCTGGCGGGCATGGTCGTTGTGCTCATCCTCAAGCATCTCTCGGAGCGGTAATGGAAGCCATAGAGAACTTCACCAAGGGCCTGATTGAGGTCTCGGCCACTCGTGAAGAGTGGGCGGAGTTGTTCGCCCATGAGGCTCAGTCGACCATTGACGAGTTTAAGGCAGCGCTGCAACTCCTGGGGGTCAGGGTCCGATGATGGAAATCAACCAGGGAGTCTACGATCAAGACACTCCATAGGACCGTAAAGCGTGGCGTCTCCGCAGGGGAGCCGCTGCCTTCGCCCTGGCCCGCCTTCGAAGAGAGAGCCATGCACTTCAGGCGTGGCGCTATCCAAATGATCGCTGGCCCGCCCGGATCCATGAAGACCATCCTTGCGCTGAACGTCGTCAGGCGCATGGGGCCCGAGGTTCCTACGCTGTACCACTCCTCGGACTCCGATGACTTCACCATGGCGAGCCGCACGCTCGCCATGGCCCAGAATATCTCCACCCCTGAGGCGGAGACTGAAGTCATGATGCAAACCAAGATGGCCTATGAGAGCCTTAAGGACTATCAGCACATCCGCTGGTCGTTCATGTCCTCTCCAACCATCGAGCACATGCGCAACGAAGCCGAGGCGTACATGACCCTCAAGGGCACGTACCCTCACCACACGGTCATCGATATCATGATGGACGTGAACTACGAAGGCGCCAGCGAGCAGAATTACTGGGGCCTCATGGCCGAACTGAAGGACATGGCCCGCGAGCAAGAGACTTCAATCACCGTCGTTCATCATACGTCGGAGTCCGCTAAGGGTGGCTCTCCTCCTCCCCGTTCCGCGATCATGGGTAAGGCGAACCAGTTGCCGACACTCATTCTCACTCTGTGGGGGGACAGTCACGCTGGAACTTTGGACGTTGCGACTGTCAAGAACCGCTTTGGCCCTCAAGATGCGTTGGGGAACAAGTTCTTCCAGATGAGGGCAGACCCTGCGAGCTGCTTCATCGACCAGAAGGAACAGCAGGCCATGATCTTCGACTCCGAGGCCGCCAATCAGCTGGGGCGGATGTCGTTCGATCTGAATTCCGACGACTCCGATTGGGGAAACGACTGATGCAGTACGAGCACAGGTTCACGATGGTGATGGTTCTCAACGAGGACTCGGATGCTGACTACATCCTTAGCTGCCATCTCAAGCACGCCGACTTCACCTTCTGGACCGAAGGTGACGCTGAGATCGTTCAGTACGAACCGGAGGACTGATGGACTGTAAGCACTGTTGGATCAGTGCCTGGCAGAACGGCAAGTACGGGATCATGTGCATCAACTGCGGGGAGTTCCGAAGTGGATGAGTGCGAAGAGGGCGAGCACGACTACGAGACCGATGGCCTGCCCTGGCTGGGCGCTCACGGCCTGTGGGTTCGGTCCAAGATCTGCCGCTTCTGCGGCGACTACTGGGAGGACGACACTGATGGCTGAGATCCCCTGTTCCACCTGCGGAGGCTCGGGGCAGCAGTCATTGCCCCACGCGGCATTCGACAGTCGGGGCAATCCGATCATTGAGCACGTCATTAAGACCTGCATCGTGTGCAGCGGGAATGGGAGAGTGGATGATGGGTCCTAATACGTGCCCCATTTGCAATGGGAGCATCCCCTGCCTGAATCATGGGAGCTAGAGTGAGCATCAATCGATGGGGCTGGGACACTTCACTGGACGACCCGCCGGTTGTTCTCTGGAGGATCGTTCCGGACGAGACGCTTGAATGGATCAGGTCCACCATGGATCACGGAGGGCTATCCACCCTTAAGCCTGGCTGCATTTGCGGGCTGAACAAGGATGGGGCCACCCTTCAGAGGCGAGAAGGCTACTCGCTGCACGCCAAGCCTTCGGGCTTCTGCGAACGACACCAGAAGGAGTTTTAGTGGTCTGTAAAGACTGCGGCTCGGGGACCAGGAAGTTAAGTACTCCTGGTCCCCGATGCGCCTCCTGCCACAGAGACCGCAAGAAGGCCACTAAGGCGGCCGCTCACGGCCGCTGGATCCTCAAGACCTACGGGATTACCTCGGAGCAGTATGAGGCTCTCTATGAGGAGCAGGGCGGCGTGTGTTACATCTGCCAGCGAGCCACCGGGAAGATCCGGAGGCTGGCGGTGGACCACGATCACGTGACGGGGTATGTTCGGGGACTGCTGTGCAAGCCTTGCAACTCAATACTGGCCCACCTCAGGGATGACGAAGATGCGGCCTACCGCATCGGCGATTACCTGGTGGACCCTCCCGCATTCAAGGTAATCGGAAAGGTCAAGCCGTGAACTTCATGGCAGAAGTCAGCATCCACCCGACGGACATCGCCCGCCACCTGGCAGGCGATAGCGACATGACCGAAGGCAATTACAAGCGACTGATCGGGTTCGTCGACAACCTGGACGAGTTCGTGAGCGATCTGGAGTTCACGGTCGCCCTGCGAGACAGGCTGAACGAGATCATCGAGGAGTGCAGCTCATGAAGTTCACCAACGAAGAGCTGTCGTTCATTCAGGTAATGCTCGAAGACATGAGCAGCGCCCAGATGAACTACCCGAACGAGTGGACTCCCGAGGAGAGGGACGCCTTCGACTCCCTGTCCAACAAGTTCCACGAGGAGTTCAAGGCTGCTGGCTTCTGGTGGGCCCGGTGAGGTGGAGCAACGGTAGCGGCTCGGAGCTGAACCAGTACCCGGAGTACCTCATCCCGGTACTGGTCAGCTACGGGTTCGAGGACGGCATTACCGAGGACCTGGGGGCGCGCCCCATCAGGTGCGCGTTCCATGGCGACTCGACGCCTTCGGCTACGGTCAACACTGCCGACGGGTGGTTCAACTGCCACACCCACGTCGACTGCCCTGGTGGCAATGCCGTGCAGATCATCATGCAAAGGGAGAACATCACCTATGCCGAAGCTCTCGAAAGAGCAGAGGAAGTTTCTGGAGACTACGGCGTCGCAGTACGCCCAGCATCTGGATCTCGCGGCCGACTGGCTCGCGGCTCGGCAGATCGATCTGGAGCACGCAAGGTACGAAGGTCTTGGGGTAGTCGTTGATCCTCCGGCGCTTCACGCCGGTTACTCTGGGCGCCTGGCCATCCCGTACATCACAGACTTCGGCCCGGTCAAGATGTCCTTCCGCTGCCTGAAGGACCACAACTGCAAGGAGTCGGAGATCTCTCCGGACCCCCTGACCGGGAAGCCTCGCTTCTGCTCCAAGTACATCCGCGAACGGGGCGCCACCACCGGACTGTATGGCGTGCGGTCCTTCGACGATGCCACCGATTGGATCGGCGTCACCGAAGGGGAACTGGACTCCCTCATCCTCCGCCAGATCGGAATCCCCGCTATTGCAATCCCCGGTGCCAGCAACTGGGAAGAGCATTGGCCCAACGTGTTCGAGGACCTGTCTCGGCTGTACGTGTTTGCCGATGCGGACAAGGCTGGAGAGGAGTTGTTCCAAAGGATTCGGGACAGGCTGAAGATGCCGGTCATTAAGGTTCGACTCCCCAAGGGTGAGGATGTAAACTCGACATACGTCAAGTATGGAGCGCAAGCAATCCTCGATCGGATCAAGAAGTGATGAGCAAGTCCTGGCGTCAGCCGCCCCCGGAAGGGCGGCTGCCTCAGAAGTACCAGCATGAACCCACCCTGCTAGAGGAGCTGTACGAAATGGAACGCGAGCGCTACCTGGTCATGGCCGCATGGGCTCCTCTCGACGTGGACTTCGAGCTGGAGGAGGTTGTCTCCCTCAACCGCACGCAGCATGGCGCCTGGGTCGTCCTGAAGGACATCGCCGAGGGGCAGGACTATGACCTGAAGCCCGGCGAGGGTTCGTTCACTGCCGACGGTGACGAGCACACCGAGTACTTCACCTGGTACATCTCGACGATCATCGAAGGAGACTGACGTGACTGAGGTTTGGTGCAACGTCCTCTGGACGTGCGAGGACTGTTCTTACGAAGAGGAAGTTGTCGTTCGGCCATCCGGACTCAAGGACCTGAAGGCTCACCACGAATGCGAGGAGGACTGATCGTGGCCAAGTGGAACAACATCCCGTTCGACGAGAACGCGAGCCCCGAGGAGAAGGCCCTGGAGTTCGACCTTCAGGTGGCCGAGAACGGCGGAGACCCGAACCCGAAGCCTCAGGCGGAGGGTAACTGGAACCCCTACGGAAACCTTCAGGAGCGCCGAAAGTGACTGGGGGATGCGCTGGCATCAGCCTTGCTGGACGCTGGGAGTGTGGCGCCTGTGGCGCCTCCGGTGATGGCTGGTGGGATGAAGAGGTTGGCCTGATCTTGGACTCGGAGCATGAGTGTGAGGTCGAGTGAGTAGCCACGACTACACCAATCCGCCGAAGTTCTCGCTGCCCAGGGTGTCCAGCAGGGTGACCGAGGATCTGACGTACAGCGAGGACACCATGAGCAAAGTGTATTGGGCGCTCATGGTGTCGGGCCTGAACCCCGACCAGATCGACGACGCCATAAATGGGATGCAGGCCGCCGGAATTCTCTTCAGGGAGCGAGCCAATGTGTAACCACAACTGCACCAATCCGCCGCACTTCCCGCCGCACTGCGGGTGTCCTGCGTGACTGAGCGACCCAGCTGGGCCCAGACCTTCGGCACTATCGCTGAGGTCTGGGCCCAGCGCTCTACCTGCACCAGGCGCCAGGTGGGCGCAGTGGTGGTCAAGAGCAATCAAGTCATAGGGCAGGGATACAATGGCGTTGCCTCCGGAAAGACGCACTGCGATGCTGGCGGATGCCCTAGGGGTCAGCTCCGGTATAGTGATGTGCCTGCTGGTGCTGATTATAATCAGTTCCCATGCTTCGCCATCCACGCCGAAGGTAACGCCATCATGCAGGCCGGAATCCGGAACTGCGAAGGCGCTACCATCTACGTCACCGCAGAGCCCTGCCAGCAGTGCACCAACCTCATCGAGCACGCCAAGATCGGAGAAGTGATCGTATGGCCCGCACAGCAGTAGACACCACGAACGTCTATCGGTTCAGGGTGCAGCATGACTCGGTGTATGTCAGCCACGAGGACTATTGCACCAAGCGCACTGGCGTCTACTCGGGGAACGTGGAGCCAGGAACGCCCTATCGGGACGTCAATATCGTGGGCCCGTACACCCGGAAGGTCCCGTGGAGCGGGTGGGTTCCAGGCTACGGCACGCTTAAGGTGGAGCGACAGCAGCTAATGGCCTATCTCGACAGCCCCCAAGAGGGCGCCAAGCTGGCGTGGCAGACCATTGAGGTCAAGCACTACGAGAATGGTGATCGCGTTGACTCGTGACCCGAACGGCTACATCCAAGCCAGCGCCGATGCGCTGGCCGAGACCCTCCTCTCAAAGAACAGCGACTACGCTCCGACTGGAGAGTTCAGCAACTTCGAGAGGGCTGCGGAGTTCTCGGGTGTCACTCCGCTGACGGTCATGCTCTCTCAGATCGCCATCAAGTACACCCGAATCCAGGGGCTGTACGACGACAGCGGCAAGGCTGCCAGCAATGAGCCCCTAGTGGATTCCCTGCTGGACCTGGCGGGGTATGCGATCATCGCCCACGCGTACCTGACGCACGAGCAGGAGCC